GGGCATATCATGGTGGTGAAAGAGCGGATTGATATCGAGGAATTGCTGCGCTGGGCGTATCAGCGGCAGAAGGTGGATCGGGTCAGCCAAAGTCAGGTGAGGGGCCCTCGCCGCCAGCCCGTGGCCGCCGGGGCAGGGCTGATGCAGCTCGGGACGCGGATCGACAATGCGAACCCGGCTTCCATGTTCGCGCCGAAGATGCCCGAAGACGCGGAAATCATCCATTCGCATGTTCTGGCGCTTCAGGACCTGTTCATCGATATCGATGGCGGGGTTTGGTCTCGTGACCGGCTCATGGCGATCGGCGCGGGGCTGGTGCGCGACAAGGGCGGGCGGTTCTGGATGGAAATCGACGGATCGCGTTCGCCACTCGATTGCGCGCATCTCGGCGCTCTGGTGATCATTCATGCGAAATCGGGCTCGCAGCCTGAATGGTGTGAGGGCTGGAAGCCAGGCGGGGCACGCGATGCAGCACCAGCAGACCGGGCGGATTGTGATGATCGTTACCGCCGGCGCAAGGGGCGGCGGGAGTTCACGGCGGAGGATGTCGCGTTCTACAGGGCGGAATATGAGTGCTGGCATGCCGCGCTCGCGCTTCTTGCCGTGCAGTTGGAGGGGGTCTTGAAGGAATTCGACCCTGTTTCTCCAGCGGCGGCGGTGCATCCGTGGCGGGATGAGAAAAAAGCGGCGTGATTACTCCAACGGGAATTGAGGCGAAAAGCTGTTGTTCATCATAGGGTTAAGGTCGATTTGACAAAAGAAATCGCTTGATGCATAGTCCGTCACAGATAAAAAGGTTTGCAACCGCCTCTTGGGAAATCCGAGGGGCGGTTTTGCTTTGTGGTCTGGCTCAAGACCTGACAAGAGCGCCGCGTGCTTGTAAGCATACCCCCCCCTGTTGCGGGTCCTTCCCCCGGCGCCCCTCTCTGCGGCCGAAAACGGCCCGCGCTTTTTCCAGTCCGGCAAGTTTTTGCTGTGGGTTGACAGGGGTGACAGCGCCATCTTTTGATTGACACACTCCCTCCGCTGATAGGAGTTCGCCCCGCGAATGACCTTTGAGGGTTGCTGACCGCGAGTTCATCATGCCCCCCCCCTCTGCGCTGATGACGATTGGGGAGCTTGCCGCGCGCCATGGGAAAACGAAACAGGCCATCTCGAAGATGGTGCAGAGGCTGGTTGACCAGCACCGCTTGCCGGTTGAGCGCGATAGCCGCGGGCGGATTTCGAAGGTTGACCGTGAAAGTTTTGACCGCCTGCGTAACCAACATGGCGACAGCACAAAACAGAGAGACTCTTATTCTCCTCCGCATGCGTTAAACACCGCCGCAGACAATTCGACGCTCGACGGCGCCCGCCGCGAGCAGATCGTCGAGGCCACCCGCCTCACCCGCCTGCGCCTGGCCGCCGAGGCCGAGTCTCTGGTGCGCGTCGATCGCGTCGAGGAAGCGGCTTCGCGCCTCGCCGAGGAAATCGCCCGGCAGGTGGATATCCTGCCCTTTCTGGATGACCTGATCGCGGCCTATGGGCGCGGCGACATGCACGCCGTGCGGCAGGCGGCCAAGAAGGCCAACGAGCAGATGCGCGCCCGCATCGCCGAGGCCTGCGCCGCCCTCGCGCAAGCCGCCCCGGCCCGCGACGAAACCCTCACACCCGAGGATGACCTCCTCGGCTGATCGTCACAGCGCAATGGGGAAGTGGTCATCCCGGCTGGCTCATACCCAGCAGAGCGCAAGTTCGAATCTGGCTTGCGCAACCAGTTTAGGGGTAGCTCTGTCTGGTAGACCGTCCGGCTTGTGCCGGAGACATAGCGATCTATCCGGGTGGTTCCCGAGAAGATTGCAAAGGCCCGCCCCCACCAAGCGGGCTTGTGGTGGTTCGAATCCACCCCCCTAATCCACTTCCACCCGGAGCCCACCCCATGACCGTGACGCATCCCTCCGCGATGCGCCTCATCGGGTCGCGCCTCGCGCAGCTCCTTCGCCCTCGCCCGCCCATGCGGGTGAGTGAATGGGCCGCGAAGAATGTCGTTCTGGTCGATGGCCCGCTCGCGGGCTCGATGTGGTCGCCGCAGGGCGCGCCCTATCTGGTCGAAATTCTCGATTGCCTTTCGGAGGATCACCCCTCCCAGCTGATCACGGTGCGCAAGAGCCAACAGACCGGCGCGTCCATCGCCGCTTTGGCCTGGGTGCTCTATGTGGCCGATCGTGAACCGGCGAACATGCTTTATGCCGTTCCGGGCATCGATCCCCTGCGCGATCTCAACTCGGGCAAGCTGCAGCCGCTCATTGATGCCATGCAGCGGCGGCTGAAGCGCGATCTCATCGCACCCACCGTCAGCCGCTCCGGGCAGGGCAGCACGACTTACGAAAAGGTCTTCACCCGTGGCGGCCGGCTCTGGCTCGGCAACGCCAACTCGGTGATGGACCTCTCCTCCAAGACCGTGAAAAAAGGCGTGAAGGATGAGCTTTCCAAGTGGGAGCCCATCCCCGGCGCGCAAGACCCGGAAGACCTTTTCTTCGGGCGCTTCACCGCGTTCCGCGCCTCCGGCGATTGGAAAATCCTCGAAATCTCCACGCCCGAATATGACACGGGCGACCCCCTCGGCGAAAAGCCGGGGCATTGCCGCATTGATCGCTCGTTCAAACGGTCCGACCAGCGCTTCTGGCATATCGCGTGCCCGGAATGCGGCACGATGCAATATCAGCGCTTCGAGCACTTCCGGGTGAACGAGGCTGCGCCGCATCGGTCTTGCTACATCTGCGAGGGCTGCGGCCACGAGATCAGCGAGGCCGAGCGGCGCGTGGCCCTGCGCCCGGAAAACGGCGCGCATTGGGTGCCGACAGCACCCGGCGAGCAGCGCCACCCTGGCTTCCATATCAGCGCTTTTGAATCGCTGATGATGAGTTATGAAGCTATCGCCTCGGATTACATCTCCTCGAGCAAGAGCGAGATCGGCCTCAAGGGCTTTTACAACCTGGTGCTCGGCCTGCCCTTCCAATATCGGGGCGATGCGCCGGATCACGAAAAGCTTTTGGCCCGGCGCGAACTGCACCTCCAGCGGGGCCATGTGCCGCCCGATGGCCTCGTGCTCACAGCTTACGCAGACGTGCAGATGCGCGGCATCTGGCTCGAAATCGTGGCATGGGCGCCCGATAGCCGCTCCTGGCTGGTCGATGCGCTCTATCTCGGCGGCGACACAGACAAGCCGGAGAACCCGGTTTTCCAGCGCCTGCGGGCCGAAACCATCGATCGGCGCTTCCCCGACGCCTTTGGCAGCGAGCGGCGCATCGATGCGCTTGGCGTCGATGCCGGTTACCGGCAACACATCGTTGCGCAATGGGCCCGCTCAAACCAGACGCTTCACTACGAAACGGGCCGCGACATCATCTTCACCGGCAAGGGTGAGGATGGCTGGAGCCGCCCGCCGATCGGCCAGCCTAAGCTGGTCGATATTGACGTGGCGGGCCAGAAAATCCGGCAGGACTGCAAGCTCTGGCCCATCGGCACCTGGCCGCTCAAGGCGCAGGTCTACACGATGCTGGGCAAGGAGCGGAAAGCCTCCGATTTTTCGGATGTTCCGGCTGGTTTCTGCCACTTTCCGGCATGGGCGGATGAAGAATATTTCCGACAGCTCACCGCCGAGCGGCTGGTGGATGTCATGCTCAAGGGTGTTTCCACCGGCAAGCGCTGGGAAAAGATGCGGGCGGACAACCATTTTCTCGATTGCCGCGTCGGCAACATGGCACTTTTCGAGCACCTCACGGCCGGCACCACGGAAGACGATTGGAAGGCTCTCGCGCTTCTGCGCGGTGTGCCGGAAGAGGCCCGCGAACAAAACCTGTTCACGCCGCCGCCACCACAGCCTGAGCCCGAGCCACAACCCTACCGCCGCCCGCCTGATGAAGACGAGCGATGGAACAAACGTTTCTGGTGACCCATGGCCACACAAGCCCAGATCGATGCACTCGAGGCCCTTCTCGCTTCGGGTGCATCCGAAACCGAGATTCGGCAGGGCGAAGTCAGCCAACGGCTCAAGATTCGCAGCCGCGCCGATCTTGAGGCCACCATTGAGCGCCTCAAGGCCGAACTGGCCGGCGTCAACACGCCGTCCCGCTCTTTTGTCACAACGCACAGCCGGGATTAAGCGAGGGAATTCAGCATGTCTCGCTATCTCCGGGCGCTGGCCATGGTCGCGCCAGACTTCGCGATGAAAATCGCGCGAACGCAAATCGCCTTGCGCGGCTATGATGCTGCGCAGGTTGGGCGCCGCACTTCGTCTTTTCGGCGCGGCAACGGTTCGGCGAATGCCGAAATTGGCCGCGCCTTGCCCATTCTGCGTGAGCGCAGCCGGGAATTCGTGCGCAACTCGTGGATCGGCCCCCGCGCGCTCGATGTGCTGACCAGCCACGTGATCGGCACTGATCTCACGGTGCGCTTCGATACCGGCTCGGCCCGAGACGACAAGATCGCGCAAGCGCTCTGGGATGAGTGGACGACGCATGCCGACATTCAGGAGGAAGGCAACTTCCTCTCCGAGGTGTCGCTTGCCTTCCGGGCCACCATGGAAGGCGGAGATTCCATCATCCGCATGCGCGCCCTGAGCCGCAGCGAGATCGGCACGCGCCGTGTGCCTCTTGCGCTTCATGTCGGCGAAGGCGACCTGATCGATCACGAGCGCGATCGTCTCGCGCTCTCCAATGCTGCTGCGCGGGCACGTCTGGGTGTCGAGCTGGGCGCGAATGATCGCCGGGCAGGTTACTGGCTGCATGATATGGCACCCGGTGAACCTGGTCGCGCCATCGCTGGCGGCTTCACATCCAACCTTGTGCCCCGCGCCGAGGTTGTTCACTTCTACCGGCGCATTCGCCCCGGTCAGGTGCGCGGCGTGCCGGTCTTCGCGCCGGTTCTCATGGCCGCGCGCGACTTCGCGGATCTGATGGATGCGCTCGTCGTGAAAGAGCGCATGCAGGCCAATATCGGCATTTTTGTCGAGTCGACCGATACGGCCGGTCCATTTGCAAAAGAGGCCACCACGGGCGCCGCCAGCGGCCCCGCATCGGGCCTCGAGGAAATCGGCCTACGGCCGGGCATGGTCCTGCGCGGCAAGCCGGGTGAAAAGATTCAGGGCTTTGCACCGGCAGGAAATTCCAGCTTTGAGCCGGTCGCCATAGCCGCGCTGCAGGGCATCGCGGCGGGTGTGGGCTGCACTTACGATCAGATCACAGGCGATTTGCGGAGGGCCAACTATTCCAGCCTCCGCGCCGGCAAGATCGAGTTTCGCCGCCTGGTGGCCGATCTGCAATGGAACATGCTCGAACCGCAGGTTTTGGGCCGGATCACCGCAAGATGGGTGCAGATGGCCGTTCTGGCCGGCGTACTGCCCCGCCGCGCGCATGGCTGGCGTCGTCGCTATGTCATGCCGGCGCATGAACCGATCGACCCCAAGAAAGACCTTGAGGCCGATATTCTTGCGGTGCGCGCCGGGCGCATGTCGCCGCAGGATTTCATCGGCGCATGGGGGCGCGATTGGCGCGAAGTGGTTTCCGAGTGGGAAACGTTCCTCACCGAAATCGACGCCAAGCGCCTGATTTTCGATCTTGATCCGCGCCAGCGCACCCGTACCGGCCATGCCGTGCAGGAACCTGCCGCCCCCGAAACATTTGATGAAGACGATGAAGACGATGAAGAGGGAGACAGCGCATGAAACGGCGCAACGCACCACGCACCACGCCGGATGGATTTGAGCCAGGCTCAATTATCACGCGCTTCGTAACGATGCAGCCTTCGACCTATGACAGCCGCACACGCACGGTCGATGCGGTGATCACGACCGGCGCGCCCGTTCGGCGCTTTGGTATAGTCGAGGAATTGAGCATCGATCCTGCGGCAATCGATCTGCGGCGCACCAACGAGGGCCGTATGGTCCTGTTGTGGAACCACAATCAGGACATGCCCCTCGGCAATGTCGAATCTGTGCGGTTTGAAAGCAATGTGCCGCTTGCCCGGCTCCGCTTCGCCGAAACGCCCGAGGGGCGTGATTATGAGGGCCGAGTGGCCCGGGGTGAAATTACCCAGGTTTCAATGGGCTATCGCGTCACATCGTGGACGCTGCGCGCCATTGAAAACGAAACCGAAATCTGGCGCGCCGATCGGTGGGAACTCTATGAGGTCTCCCTTGTCAGCGTTCCGGCCGATCCGGCTGCAGTGATCCGTTCCGCCGCCGAAACCGCAGCCGCCCCGGCTGCTTCCCACCAGGAGAATGACGACATGCGTCGCAATGCCTCTCCGGCTCCGGGCGCCCCGGCTGCCGAACCCACCGTCACGCCCGCGCCCGTTGCCCCCGTTGCTCCGGCTTTCGATCAGCAGCGCACAGCCCCGGAAATCAGCCCCGTTGCCCCTGCTCCGCAGGCCGATCTGATTGCCGACCGCGCCCGCTCCACCGAGATCACGCGCCTTGCGCAAGAGCACGGTATTGATCAGGCCCGCAGCCTGCAGGCGGTCAACAGCGGCGAAAGCCTCGACAGTTTCCGCGCCTTCGTGCTCGATCAGGTTTCGCAGCGTCAACGCCCGGCTAATCATGTTCGCGTCGAGCAGGATGAAACCGAAACCCGCCGCCTTGGCATGCAGGAAGCCATCACGCGCGGCCTCGGTGGCGGTGCCGGCGAAGTCAGCGCCCGCGCCCTCCCCTACATGGAATTGTCGCTCGTCGCGCTTGCCGCCGAGCGTCTGGGCGAGCGCCGTGTTCCCGAAAACTTCGGCCAGCGTCAGCAGCTCCTCGAGCGCGCGATGCACACGACCTCGGATTTTCCGATTATTCTCGAATCGGCGTTGAATGTTTCGCTGGCACGCCGGTACACGCTGGCACAGCCGACCTACCGCGAGTTCTCCACCCGAGAAGATTTCACCGATTTCCGCCCGCACACCTCGGTGAGCATCGGTGACTTTCCGATGTTGGAGCAGATCCGCGAAGCCGGCGAAATCAAGTTCGGCACGGTCGGCGAAAAGAAGGAAACCGTCGCAGTTTCCTCCTATGCTCGCGGGTTGCGCTTCTCGCGCCAACTGCTTGTGAACGATCGTCTCGGTGCTCTGGGTGATGTTCTGGCTCAGTATGGCCAATCCGTTGCGCTGGGCGAAGAGATTGTCGCTTACGCGGTTCTTGGACTCAACTCCGGCGATGGCCCTGCGCTTCTTGAAGGCGCGGCCAACATGTTCACCACCACCCGCACCAACAAGGCCGGCACAGCAACAGCCATCAACGAGGCTGGCGTTTCGGCCGCCCGCGCTGCCATGCGCAAATACAAGAGCATCGATGGGAACACGCTGCTCTACAATGCGCCGAGCATCATCCTTTGCTCGCCCGACAAGGAAACCGAAGCCGAGAAGTTTGTGTCGACCATCATTCCGGCGCAGACAGGCAATGTGAACCCCTTCGCCGGCAAGCTCCGCGTGGTTGTGGGCAACATGCTTTCCGGCAATGGCTGGTGGCTTTTTGCCGATCCGTCCGTTCGCTCGAACTTCCGCTGGGGCCTGCTTCAGGGCTTTGCCGCGCCGCGCGTGCGCATGGATGAGCCCTTCGGATCGCAGGGTATGGCCGTCACTGTCGAGCACGATTTCGGCTTCGGCGGCATCGATTGGCGCGCCGGATATCGCAACGCAGGCGCGTAATTCGCGCTGCCTCATAGCCTTGCGACGAGCCGATCGCCCCGTGCGGTCGGCTTAGGCAAGGCTATTCCCCCACCCCATTCGGAGAACTTGAGATGAAGAATTTCCTCTACGAGGGTGACACCCTCGAATTCACTGCGCCTTCGGGCGGTGTTGTGTCCGGCTCGGGCTACAAGATCGGCGACACATTCGTCGTTTCAGCAGTCACTGTGGCTGCCGGTGTGCTGTTCAACGGCCGCGTGCGCGGCGTGGTTGCCTTGCCGAAAGCCGCGAGCGTCACCCCGGCACAGGGCGTCAAGCTCTATTGGGATGATACGGCGAAAAACGTCACCACAACCTCGTCCAGCAACACGCTCATCGGCACGCATGCCTCGGCTGTGGCCGCTGGCGCGTCCGACGCAACCATCGCCGTCAAGCTCGGCATCGTCGCCTGATCATGGCGCGCTGCCCCGCTTGCGCGGAACGGGCGGCCCTGCTGTCACAGGCAGGGCGCGCCCTCTCGCGCGGCCAGGTCCGCGCGGCCCTGCATCATTCGGGAGCGGCAATACACTCCGCCGCTGTTTCGGTTTCAGCTCTGCCCCGTCCTTCCGCGGCGTCCATTGCCGCAAAGGTTTCCGCGATTCTGGCCAAGGTGAGATGATGCTTGTTCTCAGCATGACCACGACACTCACGGGGCTCGACAACCTCGCGAAGGCCGCTGGGCCTGCCGCGAATATTGGCATCGCCCGCGCCCTGAACCGCACAGGAAGCGTGGTCAAAAACGGATACCTGCGCGAAGTGCGCAAGGTTCTCGGAATTCGAAAACATCGTTATGCCAAGTCTGGCGCAATCGCGGCCATGAACAAACGCACCTCTACCCGCCGCGCCAATGCAGGCCGTCTGGAATACTCGCTGGCTGGCTTTGGCCAGGGCCTCGACCTGCTTTATTATCAGGCCAAGGAAACCCGCGCCGGGTTGAATGTCTTCTGGCTGGGCTCACGCCGCGTGGTGCCGGGCACATTCTATCTTGGTGGGCGATTCCCAAAACGATCAGGCGGTTTTGGCCCAAACCGGGGCATTAGTGTCGAGCGTGTCGGCAAGGCGCGTGCCGCCCTTAAGTTCTCGCCGAAGGGCCCCGGCCTCGCCGAAGGTATGGTCGCTCCGCCTGCCGCTGCACATTGGGAGAACCAGGCCCGCGCCCGCCTTGCGCCTCGCATTGCGCATGAGTTGAGGGCCATTCTGCTGGGCCACGCACCGGGAGGCCGCTGATGTCCTCTCCATTTTCCGGTGTCGCGATCTTCACCGCAACCGTCATCCACGAGATACACGGCCAACCCGCGCGCCTTGTGCCTCGGAAAGTCAACACCGCCAAGGGGCCGAATGCACCGCGCGTGGTTGAAAACGATACGTCCCGCCCCGAAACGGCTTGCCGTGTCGTGCGTGCGGAATTCCCCGAGCGGTTCAACGTGGCGGATAACGGCATCGGCCGGAACTCCGGCCGCATGAGCATCGCGCCCACTTCCCTGCGTTGCCTCGTGACATTCCCCGAGGGGATGATTTCGGCGCCGCGCAAGGGCGATCTGCTCACCTTCGATGACCGGCCGAACCTCGAATACGAGTTGGGCGAAACCATGCCGGGAAGCCTGCCGGGCATCACCTTTGCTTATGCTCTGAAGGGTTGAACCATGGCGCTCAATCGCACGGCACTCCGCCTCGCAGTGATCGAGGCGCTGGCCCCGCACGCGCTTCATACCACGGGCACGGGCTGGCCGACTCTCGCCGAGGGTCGTGTGATCGACACTGCGCTGGATCGCGCTTTCGACGGTTGGGATGGCTCGCAGAAATGTTTCGTTTCGGTTTACATCGACGGCGCGGATCGCAAGGCGCGCGGTGATCATGCCGACATCGCTCGCGATTCCGAGGATGATTGCGTTCTCGGAATTGAAATCGTCCTGCCCATGGCTGGCAAGGATGATGACGGCAACCTGCTGGCCTATGCGCCGGCAACCGATGCCGATGCCGAGGCCATGCTCGACCTGATCGAAGCGCAGGTCCATGAGCGTCTGGAATGGGCGCGAATGGATGGCTTGGTCCATCTTGCGCTGCTGCGCATGAGCAAGGCATCCTCGCAGCCGCAACGCGACCCCGATCTCGGCATCAGGGTTTCGGCCCGCCGCGTTGAATATGAATGTTTTCTGCGGCAGCAATCGCCCCTGCCGCTTGGACAGACCGGCCTCGCCCGCCTGCCATCGCCGCTTCGCGAGGTCGCGCAACGTCTTCCGGCTGGTTCGGCCGGACTCGATACCTGTCTTCGCCTGGTTGCGGTCATGGCCGAGCCAGCCGGGTTCGCTTCTCTCGATTCGTTCCGCATCGCGGCAGCGCTTGCCCGCGATCCCGGTTCCGCAGCCCCGCCCGCCTTCGATGATGGCGAAGGCGGCGACAAGCAAGCCTCGGTGTCCCTGTGATGAAAGTCAAACTGTCCAAACCGGAAGCCCGGCTTCCTTGGCCGGGCGTACCCGGTCGCGTGATCACTGGCGACGAGGTGATCGATATCAACCCGCACGAGCCGTTCTGGCACGCCTGCCTGCAGGACAGCTCACTCATCCCTCTTCCTGAACCCGAGCCCGAACCCGCTCGCGCTCCCGCCAAACTTTCCAAGGAGAAATGATCCATGGGCGTCCTGTTCAACTTCATTCCGGGCGCCGGGCTTATTGCGCCGGGCACGTTTTTTGAGCGCAACAGCGCAGGCCAGTATGAAGGCGTCTCCTGGGCGCTGGTTCTGGGCCATAAGTCGTCGTCCGGCTCGCTCGCCAACGATACCCCGACAATCTGTACCACCGTTCAGGAGGCCGCTGCGCTGGCCGGCAACGGCTCGCAGCTTTACGAGCTGTTTCGCACCCTGCGTCGCGCCGCTCCGGCCGCTACAATCTATGTTTCGTCCGTTCCGGCCTCGGGCTCTGCTGCCGCATGGACAATCGAAATCGGCACACTGGCCTCTTCGGGTGGTTCTGCCACGCTTGAAATCGCTGGCCGCAAGGTGGTGATCGCGGTTGCAGCCAGCGAATCGGCCGGCACGACAGCCACGAATCTGGCCTCTGCCATCAATGCCTGGGTCGACCCGCTCACCCTCGCCTATCTGCCGGTCACGGCCACAGTCTCGACCAACACCGTCACGATCACGGCGCGCTCAAACGGCACGACGATGAACGAGATCGAGGTTCTGGCGGATGGCACCATCCCGGGCAACCTGTTCAGCTCTTCAACCGTCACAATCACGCAAAGCGTCACCGCTGCCGGCGCCGCCAGTGTCGCTGCCTCGCTCGCGGCGATGGGTGATAATCCGTTCCATTGGGTGATTTCGCCTTTCGGCGAAGATGCCAACCTCACCCACGCAAAAACGGCGTTTTCGGATGTTTCGGGCCGCTGGGCATGGAACACGCAGCTCTATGGCCATTACATCACGAGCCGCACCGACAGCATCTCGAACCTCACCACGCTCGGCCTTGCACAGAACGACGATCACATCACCGTGCTCGGTCGCTTCGCTTCGCCCACGCCGTCCTGGGAATGGCTGGGTGCGCTGTTTGGCCGTGTGCTGCCCTGGCTTTCGGATTCGGTGATCGGCAACGCTGCCCGCAACCAGAGCGATCTGATCGGCGAAGGCATTCGCCCGCCGCGCGCGCGCTCGGCTTGGCCGGGTTATGCCACCCGCAACGCTCTGCTCGGTGTGGGCATCTCGACATGGAAGGTCAACGCGGCCGGTGAGGTGGTGATCGACAAGATCATCACCATGAAGCGCACCAACGCGGCCGGGCACCCGGATACAACCTTCCGCGATGTTCAGGCCATGGCGGTGTGTCTCCACTCGCTCACCTATCTGCGCGCCGGAATCTCCTCTCGCCACGCGAACAAAGCGGTTGCAGACAGCAACCCCGGAAGCGTCCCGACCATCTCCACCCCAGCCGATATCAAATCCGACATGATCGCCTTGTACGGCGAGCTGGTGGACCGTGGTCTGATGGAAAACAAGGCGGCTTTCGCGGCCTCGCTCATCG